ACATAGATTTGATTATAGACAGGCTTAATTTCGTTTTCTGTGCCTACCAATCTAGTCAGGGACGCAGGGATGCTTTTATCTAAAGTGGCAGATGCCCAGTCCCATGGACTAACTGGATACCTCGGCACAACATGAATAACAGACTGCACACGGTCAGCATAAGCCCGCGCACCCACCGCCGCTGCTATTTGCCGTATGGCATCTAATGGCGAGATATTTTGATAACCCCACGTTGACCCCGGCACCAGCCAGTCGGTGCTGAACAACTGGACCAGGCTATCATGATAACTTGCACTCCATCCCGTGTTAAATAGCTCCAAATCAATTAATTGTGCCGCCACAAGTTGATCAGTCACAAAACGGGTGCGGAGCGGTGCCCAGGGCTGGGCAAACAAAACCAGCGGAGACCGCCCGGACACTGTGTAAACCGTCTCGCCATGCCGTCTTTGATCAGACAAGTTCTCGACCAGAAAATTGACACTAAATCCATCAATAGTGACTTGCAGGGTCTTAGGTTCGCCCGTGCCGCTATCCGGCTGCACCAACGCATAAGCCGCTGCCGTCTTTAACGTAACTGACGCACTCCATCCCCAACTGTCCTCATCAAATCGCAAACTACATGAGATAGCCGGGATATTAGTCCCATCAGGATAGCGTGTCACCCTTATTGTATGCAGCATAATTGTGCTTCCGAGTCGTGTACGTCTTGCTAAGCCAATGGACCAGGCGTAACAGGGAAAACCAAAAACTAAATCAGCGCCGCCGTAATAATCCAACGCAGCTTGATAAAAAGACAGATTGCTGTCCGGCGTATAGCGGTGTATAGCTGGCGGGCTAAATACTGTGATAGGCCACCAAGGATGCGGGTCGGCCATCTGCCAGACAATCCGCACAAACCTCGCTTTATAGCCCAATGTACCAAACCCACTCCCCACGATCGGCATGGCCGAGTACGGATATGCCGCAACCATCCCATACCGCAAATCCAGTGGATTACCTTGTTTAATAGCAAACCCGACATCATGGTCATGTTGATAACCTTGCCGGAAATCAAATATCCGTGGAATGTGCTTAGTCGGTGGCGAAGTAAACCGTTGGACAGATCGAAGTCCGTACCGGGTGGCCACCGCCGAATAAGCCATGTTTACGACAATGGGCTTAATGACAGTCCTGTGCCACCCGGCTTCAATATCTTGCTGGCTACCGCTTGACGACAAATAGGTTGCAGAAAAAATATCATCAACCGCCGCTGCCGATGCCACCCGACCGCCATACCCAGCCGCCGTCCCGTTATTCTTTGCAACATACCCAGATGAAACTAAAACCTGCGGCCCACGAAAAACTTGTGGGTCATAATCACAAACAATACCGTCACCTGACAAGTCATCCGTAACGCCATCAAAAGATGCGATGTTATATGCAAAAAATGTCGCCGAAAATTCCGCATCGATACTATCAGTAACGACCGCGACAAGCGAAGGCGGCGAAGCCAAGCCATAAATATCCGACCCGTCCAGCCACAGCGACGCCCCAGAAAACTGAGACTCATAGACGGCCATCGCATTAAACGCCGCCGCTACATCATCCAATACAGCCGACAACTGCCCAGACGGATTGCCGATACCTACCCAAGCAGCCGACACACCACCTAATATAGCCGATACGGCAGCCACCGGACTTCCTGATCCGGTCAGCCCATTACCCGCTAACTCGGCAAGCTGCCCAAAAAACTGCGCAGGCTGAAAAAATGCCGCCGAAAACACCGCACTGACATCATCAGTAACGACCGCGACAAGCGAAGGCGGCGAAGCCAAGCCATAAATGTCCGACCCGTCAAGCCACAGCGAAGCCCCAGAAAACTGAGACTGATACACTGACACCGCGCTAAACGCCGCTGTGACCGTATCCGTTGTAGCCAACATTGCACCAGGCGCACTGCCTACTGCCGATACCAGCCCAACCGCATCATCGGTCAGGCCATAAAACTGGCTGGCCGATGCGGCAGGCATCAAATCCAGCGCAACCGCATCGCCGGACGGCGGCGTATACGATTGACTAAAACTTAACGCAACCGCATCACCCGAAGGCGGCGTATACGCCATTTTTAGCTATTGCCTTCCGTGATGGTTCCGCCTGAAACGCGCAAAACGCCACCCGCGTAAACAGTAGTATTGGGCATACGAATTACACCAGTGCCCGCATTGTTTGACACATCGATATCCATCACCCAGGCATTACTGGAATCAAGGCACCTGGCCCATGTCCATGTGCCATCAGCATCCACGGAAGCATCATCAGTCAAAATCGTAAACGTTAATACGCCTGCCGATACCGTACCCGCAGGACTGGCAAACGTCAGCGTACCAAGCAACGTTTGTGTGGTAATAGCATCGCCGCCCGTTGTCGGCATTGTCCCCGAATAAGCTTTTAATGTGCCGCCACTTAAAGCCGTTAAAATAGCATTAGCCCGTGCATTACGCACATCCGTACTCAAATGAATATTCATATATCGCCCTCAATAACTGACTGGTGTTACACGGTCAGCAATGACCGCGTTATAAGTTGCTGTAGTGTCCTTGGCTACAACCATATAGCTCAAATCCATCGGCACATGATCAAACCCATATACCCCAGCGGCATCAGAAACCGTGGTGGCCATCAAACGCATCGTACCCCTATCCAGCAAAGCGACCGGACGGGAAACAGCCGCAGCCCCTGCTTTAACCGTACCTAAACTCTTGCCCAGCCGCTTGTAGTCGGCATTGGGGACAATACGTCTGGCCAGCAATCGTGTCGGCGTGGCGTTTATATGCCCCCCGACCATTGCCCGCCTCATCCCGCCTGCTTGTCCAGCCTTAAAAATACCGCAAGCTGTCAGTGATGCCGGATCAACTAAAGTGCGCGGTGTTGCCGTTGCGGTAAATCCGGGGTCAGTGATACCTTCGGTTAGCGGAGCCGCGCCTTGGATAATGCGCACGTTTTTATAGAGCAAAGCAGATGTATAAGACACGCCACTCTGAGCTAGCGATATAGCTGGGGCGTATATCAGCGATCTGGCAATAATATCGCTCGAATCCTGCGCCCTGGCCGCCAAAGCCCCATTAATATATAAATAAACAAACCCGTCATGATACTCGACCGTAACGGTATTAAAGCTGGTATAAGCCGCAATTGACGTATAGAGCACAGTAGTTTGCGACACTCCATTGTAACCAACCACTCCCAGCCGATTGGCTACGTTGTCAGCCCGCCACATAACCACCATATTGCCGACCGTAAAAATATAATACGGCCCTATACTAGAGTTTCCCAGCGACCCCAGCACAACATCAAACTGCATTTGCCAGCTACGGTAAGACTGTAAGTTTAGCGTGGTGGGGTTTATTGCCATACCCACATTGCTGACACCAATTTGCAAACTGCCGTTGATGACGCGCGGATAGGTTGCGTTGCCACCGGATTTAACCCAAGTATTGCCCTTTAAATCTGTAAAATTGGTGTCAAAAACCGTCGCCAAATAAACAATGTCAGGAAGCGTCGCCATCTGCTCAAGCCCATGAATTGGTCAAATCGACAAAGAAATTGCCGACAGCGACACCCAGATAAACTGGGATAGACACCATGTTGCCGCCGTTTGGCCCATAGCCCGCCAGCATAGTGTAGTTAGGCACTAAGCCAGCAATAGCCCCGCCTGGAAACGGATTGGCATGGGCTGGGGTGTATAAGCCCGGTACAGCCAGACAGCGTGGGCCAATATCGCCCTGGCTATTTTCACGTTCGATAAAAGATAACGGATAAATGTAAAAGCCATTATCCATAGGGTTAGGGAACTTCATTCCGGCATCGCCAAAACCATACCCGCCAAACGTCCGGTTGCCCAACAATGCTATGACCCCGCCCGTATTGTAGCCGGAGTAATCTGCCCCCACCCAACCTTGTTGCAGCGGATAACTTGAGCTAAACACGCCATTTGCAAACAAATTTATACTAGTTGCCGCCACAGCAGTAGCCCCGTAATTGCTGGTGCCGTAATTGCCGTGCAGTAAAAAACAGTTATTAGTATCGCCGGGCAGGTTGCTGGTAAAGTCGCCAAAGGCATGGACAATGCAGTAGGTCGCGTCTGGCCAGCAAAACAAATAAAATGCCTTTGCGCTCGCAACCAAAATCCACGGCTTACCTGTTGAGTTAGTCCCGTTACTTTTTTGCCAGGGTAAAACATTGTTAGCCCATGCAGATGTCGGCGGTATCGCCCCAGTACCGACATCAATGCCAGTCATCGTCTTGTAAGCACTGACCGCCACTATCTGCGCTGTCCACACCGATCCGCCGTCATCAACCCGCAAATGATAGCGGGTGCCGCCAGAGTCCGCATTCTGATAGCTTGCACGGTTAGTCCCCGAAAAGCTTTTAGTCCAGCCGGCCGGCGAAACTTTTGCGGATATAGTCCCGGTTGCAGGTGATGACGGATTGCCCGTAACAGCAAAAGTCAAAGTCGTTGAAGATACGCCAGTGATCAAAAAATCACCGTTATAGGCGGATTCGTTAGCACCGGACACAGCAATAACTTGATAAGGCACAAACCCATGCCCGGCCTGTATCGTCATCGTCGCCACGTTGCCCGTCTGCGTAATGGAGGTCACCGCCTTGGTGTTATAGCCAGTCAACAAACAGCCGTCTAAAACATTAAGCAACGCACTGACTGTGCCGCTTAACGTCGGTGCACCCGCATCATCCGAGCGGTAAAATTTAACGGGTAACGTTGCCATTTCTAAACGCCTTATATTTGTAGTCTAGTCTCATTAAAAGTATTTCAATCCTAAGCGGAATTACGGTTATTTCAGCCAATAAGCCATAATAGCGCACCAACAACTTGGCTCTTTTATACCTTGATAGCATCAATTTGAATCCCCTCTGACTTGGAGCTTAAATTGGTCGGTAAACGGCACAGGCTCGGATTGGTTTGTACACCTGGCTATCCAAAGCGGGTAATTTGCCGAAATCGTATTGAACCTGAAGCAGTTGCCCGTCGACCAACCCAGGCCCCACGCCGCCGCTCTGATAGTAAAATACGCTTGTTGGGTCAACGGATTGACGGGCGAGAAATCGTCATTAACTGTGCTGATAGCCACTAGCCCATAACTTTCACCGTAACAACTAAAGGCGGTCGGGGAGGTAAAAACAATCACCCACCGCTCCATAATCGCCCCCTGATTCGTTACAATAATAGGGAACAGCAGCGAATTAAACTGCGCCAGCGGCGCGGTACCGACGCGTGAGTCACTCCAAAACGCCGCCCAGGCCGTCTGCTCAAACGCGATATTAACCCGCGCCTGCATATCGCCAATCAACAAGGCCGAACTGATAAACGACGTATTGGCCGGATAATCGTGCGTCAACGTCCGCTGCAACGTGATCTGGCCAGAAATCTGGACATCGGTGATTAACCGCATATCCTCGACCCGGTGTTCTATATAAAAAGGTTGTACAAACCCTGTAAATACAGGGCTGGGGGCAATCGTCACCGTTCCCGCATTAAGGTCTGCGGTATAATTGCTGGCCGGAATGATCAGTCCGTTTTTGTCATACAGCCGCGCATAAGCCAGCCTGGTCCGCCCCATGTCGTAAATATGGCTGGCGACCGCCGGGTTGGGCAGCGTATACGTTTGCGTGTTATGGATAATTGCCATATTGCCTTGCCGAAAAATCGGCACACGGCCATCTGAAGGCAGGCGTACCGTATTGATACCTAAAATACTGGCATCCAGCGGCAAGTAGCTCACCAAAACGGCGTTAAACTTTGCCGTTTCGGCTTTGATGGGCAACGGTGCCCAAATATACCCATTGACGACGTTTGCGGCATCATACCAACCGGATGCCTTGGCATCTGATGACAAACTGCTGTCCAGCACCTGCTGACCAAACGACAGCCACCATGCCCCCGTCAGCCAGTTTATATGGCCTTGTACAAGGGGGTCGCTGATGTCCCCGTTATTGTCGGCGCTGGCGATAATCTCAACCCCGTCAAATGCCACAGCCGTCACCTGAAATTGTCCGGTCGCCAAAGGCGCACCCGGTGTGCGGCCATACATCTCCATCACCAGCGTCGACCCTTTGACAGTCACCGCGCTTTTAATGGTCAGCGACGTACTGCCGCCAGTCCAGCTGGTCAAAGTCGCCAGCCCCGTTTGATAATCGATAGTACCCGCCGCTATCGCCGCATCATTAAGCCGATTTTGGTTACGGTAAAGGATGCCGTTGCGGTCTATAAAAACAGTCCCGGCATAAATGAACCGCAATGACCCCGCGACTAAATCCTCGGCGGTCGCAGGCGACAAATCAACCCTAATTTGCGTTAACGACACCGACTCAATTTTTGCTGCTGTTGATGCCGTATCCAGCGAATATTGGCAATTAAATGACGTGCCGCCCAACAGCTGCGAAGTCGTTTCAACATGCTGTTGATTAGGCAAGTGCCGGACAACACCTGCAAAAAATACCTGCCCGTCTGTTTTAAGGTAGCTGTATGTTTCGACCGCAGTAAACGATACGACCCCGGTGCTGTAATTAATCGAGCCGACAGTGCTGCCGTCTTTGTCCACGATATGCCCTGCCGAATCGTCAGTCACGGCCATATCGACAAACCCCTCTGTCGTCGTGGTCGTTTGTGCGACCGTATTTAAAAAATCAATTTCATTTTTCTTCTCGGAAACCTGATAGGCGATATGAACCGACCCCGGCTTGACCGGATGCTGTGTCAGTGTGGTGGTGACCACGCCGGAGCCGTCGCCGCTCAATGCAAAAATATCGCTGACCAGCTCGGACTGATCATAATTAAGCGTAAAAGTCGTACCGGATGTCGGCAAAACATTGGGCTTGATCCGCAAATCGCCCGTGGCCGCGACAAGCCGACCCGTCGCATCGCCGCTGATCGTCCCGTCATCAGCAGCACTGGCTGACTTGCTGACCCCATTTTGTTGCCATGAAATGTCAAGCGACCCCGGCACAACGGGCGTATTGGCCAGCGTAATCCTGACCTCCGCAATCGGAGCCTGCCCGGAATAGGTCTGGCGGGTATATTCGATGGGCGTTGCCCAGGCAAAAATAATCTGCGTGTCCACATCCGGCAATGCTTTGGTAGTGAGCGACACCCCTCCCGTCGAGTAACTGACCGTGGCGGTGCCGATGTCCACACCTTTTCCGGCCAGATGCCCGTTGCCGTTATCATATAAGGTATACCACCGATTCAATGCCCGGTAACTGATGGTCAGCGTCCCAGCGGTAGGTATAGGTCGCAACGACTCAACCCAAGTGAACCCGCGATTATTGATGGTGACATCAATCGCTAGCGTCGAAGAGCTGTCATACGTCACCACTGCCTGCGTGGCCACCGCCACAACGGTTTCAGCCCAAACGGTCGCGCCGCTGATCTGTATGCCGCCGGACGCGTAATCCACCGTCCCCGTATAAGCGCCAAGATTGCCGTTAGCCAAGATAATCGCGCCCAAGCGGTCGTCCTTATAAACAACCCCGCCGATTGTCAATGTCAGCGACCCCGGTAAGATGCCACGACCCAGATAAAGGTAATCCACATAATCCGGTGCCGCCGAACTGCCCAGAGACAACGTCGCCTGCAAGTCATTAACGGCGCTTGCCTGAATATAATTTGCCCGCGCTGAATTGACAGGCACATCGACCAAAGGCGATTCGGCGGTCGTCGACGGGGCCAGGCGCTCATAGGGTGAGTCGATCTGCACAACGACGTCGTTGGCGACCAGAGCCGACGTGATGGCCTTTACCCCATAATATTGGGCAATGTCAGACACCAGCGTCGACCGTACCAGCGTCGGGCAACCCGTTTTACTGACCCGCACGGGATCAACGCCGACAAAATCCTGCTGGAGTGGGTCGCTGATCTCTAAAATCAGCACATCCTTGAAAAACTCGGCGGTATCAAAAAACGATTGGGTCTGACGGCTCTTGATTGAGGATACCCGCACATACTGTTCGGCGGGCGTATAGCCATCGGCCTCGACAGACAGCACGATCACATCGCCGATCTGCGGGGTGTCGGCTGATATGGGCGACGTGATGGTGGTCGCGTTGGCGACGCTAAATAACTGCAACAGC